CCCCCGACGAATCCATGAACATGAGGTCACCGCCGATATCGACCACCGCTTTACGGCTGCAAAGACCGCGGGAAGACGAAATCTGGGCAAGGCTCGTCTGGGACAGATCACCTGAAACATTCGAAATCTTGAAAATTGAGTGCTGCTTAAAAACGATGACAATCGAATTAAGCCAGGGAAAAATCCGGACCAATTGATCAGACTGACCCGTATTGATCTGGAAATCGTTCAATACCTGGTCGTATGAGGTGTAATCCAGAATGTCGCTGACCGCGATCTTGTCCCTGCTGTAAGGCACCAGTATACGATTTGCGTAATACTCCGCCGTAGTGGCTGGCGGAATGGTCACTTTGGTCGAATCACTTGGGGCGGGAAGATTCTGCCAGAAAACGTCCCATTGGCCTTCCCACATCAATTCCTGGTAGTCCGAGCCCATGAACAGGAACAGGACGTTAAACGCCTGCACGAACTCAACCGGGAAATTGCAGGTAAAAATGTACGGGATAAAACGCGGGAACACGCCATCCGACACAAACCACGCTCCGGAAGAAACTCCGAAAACGTGCCACTCTAATCCGTTCGGGTCCGAATAGGTCCCTTCCCCATAGATTGTGCCGTACGATACAAAGTTGAATGAACCGGGAGCGGTCGATCCCAGACGAGTCTGCAGACCCGTATTCTCAAGCCGGACATTATAGGCTTCCGCATAAAAGCCCTGCTTGATCTGGGTGGGGTCAGGCGTTTTCATGTCCAGCCCGTTAAAAGCTAAATCGCCGTTTGTTGTTAACGCTTCCTCGCCCTGCCCGGTATTTTGCCATCGTGGCATAAGTTCAAAAATGGTGCATCCCAGCCAAAGGCAGGAACAGAAAAACCAGCGATAAAACGATCACCACCACGCAGACGACCAGCACGATTTTCATGATCGTTGGCGGCGCGAATTGGGAAAGCACCCAATAGAGCAGGCAGACAACGACCACCAGAACCAGCCAGTAAATCAGGGCGCTTATGATATGTGCCTCCAATCCTTACGAGCTTTTATATGACAAATGTGAGATTGGCATATTCCGAATAATTTTGCCAATTCCCGCTGCGTCGAAGAAGAGGAACGGATAAACGCCACATCGGATTCTGACAGTTTTGTCCAAGGGCATTCCTCCCCTTTCGGAGCGTTCTTTCTCCCCTTGTTGACGCAATCCACTTGGTTATCGGTCCCGGTCCCCAAGAAAAGATGATCAGGGTTCACACAATTACGCACATCACACTTGTGCAAAACACACAGCCTCCCGGGAATCGGGCCAAACGTCTGTTCCCAGACATGGCGATGAGCTAATTTGTGTTTCCCGCCGATCGTCAATTGGCCATACCCGCCATTTGTCAATGCAGCAGTCCAAGGAATACAAGCAGAGATCATTTATTCATTAAACCGCGCTGCTTACGAAACCCCCCGGCTGGTTTCTTCGCAATATTGTGGAGATCCTCTGGCGCAATGGATTTCGCTACCTTCGCTGCTTCCGGCGAGTAGCTCTTGGGGACATCGCCACGCTGCATTCCGCGAGCAATGCCCATCAAAGCCTGTTGCTTCGAAGTGGTCTTCTTGCCTCCAATAGTCCCCTTCGCTTTACCAGGCACGCCTTCTCCTTACTGCTGCTGCTGCGTTAAATCACTGATAAACGGATCGCTCGCCAGTGACGGCGCTTGTGGCGCCTGAGGCGCTTGCGGCGCCTGCGGTGGTTGCGGCATCTGCTGATAACGCCCTTGCTGCTGCGCAGGTGTCGTCATGCGAGCATGGTCGCTCTGCGAATTCTTGTTCATGCCCTGACCACTCGCCGCAGGCGCTTTTCCAGGCCCCTTCCCTGACCCGTAGCTTTTACTTGCACTTTTTGCCATATTTCTTCTCCTTCTCTTTAATTCAGCCATCATCCTCCGTAAGCTCTGGGAACACTCCTTTTTCTAGCACCGGATCCCACTGGGGTGGACCGACTCGAAGCAATTTTCCCGATGTCCGAGAAAGTATCCGCTGATTGCTGCAATGCGGGCGCCGGATGTCCAAACGTTGCCGGCAATTAGGTCCACAGAAACTAACTCGCCTATTGAGAAGATCCCGCAATAGACAGACCTTGGTCTTCCCGCACGCGCACAAGGTAAGCACTCGAGCAGGACCGGTGTTTTTCCTTCCAGGGAATTGCGTTCGCCGAATCATTTGCAAACGCCCACTTCGCGGAAGATATCTACCGAGCCGCCATCGCCAATTAATCTCAGCTTTCAGGTCAGGATCGACCTCAGAGAATTCCATCTTATGTGACCAGCTACCGGACATTGACCGAGAACCTTTCTTCTTGGCCGGCCTGCAGACGCTGCTTATCAAATTCGCCGTTCAAATAGGAGTAAGCTTTGGTCGCCTCCAGTTGCGCTTTTTCATTTTGACCGTTCGTGACCAAGGTGTCCGAGAAAGCAGCGGTGATGACGAAACGCGAAAAAATGTAGGGCACCGGAAACTTGACCCACCCTGGCTGTGTTCCTTGTGGAACAATCGCCGTCGGATCCGTCCCCGTGTTGCTGTCGATCTGACTGATGTAGGTGTGACCATCTGAGCCCAACACCGGGTCACCGGTATTATAGGTAAGTGTCGCGCTCCAGGTTTCCTGACCGAGCCCCGGATAAGGCCAGCGATAATAGATCCAGATTGTGGTCCCCACCTGATTAGGCACAAACTCCAGCCCGCGCGGAGACAGCACGAACTGAATCTTTTTCGAGGTCAGATCATCGAACGGACTGGCGCTATAAGCCTGAAATGGTGTTCCAATCGGGTACTTTCCAACCTGGAACCATTCTACGTAGGCCGGTGACACGCTCGGCGCCGCCGTCCATAGCGCTGGGTTAGTAAGCGGCCCACCGACCCCAGTCTGGGCGGCCGTGTAGTATGCACGGCTAACAGGGTCCCAGACGCTATCGCCAGCGTTATAGCACAAAGTAGCATCGTAGTCGTTCCGGAAGGCGCGCTCTTCGGTGAGGGTATTTTCGATGAAATCAAAAAGCTCCCAGGCCTCGCGAAGGCGATCATCCATGGCCAATAAGATCTCAGCAGCCTGATCGGGCGAAAGGTTTTCATCGGGGACGAGACCCATGCGACGCGCGACCGCGTAAAGGATGGATTGAGTCGAGACGGGAGGGTTCAATTGAAGTTGCCCTCCCTTTGTCCGATATATGAGTCGTGCCTAAGCTCATTAATAGAATTGGTCAAACTTTTGGACGTCTCCTCGTCACAGATCAAATTGTAGTTAAGGGAGAATCCCGATGCATTTGCCGATGTGAATGCGGGACGACAAAAACAATCCGAGCCAACGATATGGTTCAAGGAAGAATCAAAAGCTGCGGATGCCTTCATAAAGAATCGACTCGTAAAACTCAGGCCGAAACTCAAACAATCCACGGCTACGCGAAAAGTCATAGCAAAACACATTCTCGCCCCTCGATCTATACGGCATGGAGCAACATGAGAAAACGATGCAATAGCCCCACCCATAGAGCTTTTAAAAACTACGGAGCAAGAGGAATTACCGTCTGTGAACGTTGGCAAGACTTCAAAAATTTTCTCACGGACATGGGTGAAAGACCCTCCGACAAATATGAACTTGATCGCATCGACCCAAACGGAAACTATGAACCTTCCAACTGTCGTTGGTATCCTGCTGGTAAAGGCGCAATGAGAAAATCCAAGCATAAAACTAAGGCCGGATGATCGATTCCTTCCGGGGTCGATTTTTCACAATAGTTTCCGGATTGTCTCGACGAAACTCAGCGAGAAATTGCTTATCGTTCCAACACTCTTTCCCGAGTCTACGGACCCAATAAAAAAAAGACTCGGTGTCAACACTCATATAGTGTTCCCCGAGACCCTCCGCCCAACTCCTCTCAATCGCCGCGTTAGCCTCCGCAATTTTCCGCTGGCGAGATGCAGTCATCTCCTCTTCGGCACGCTGATAATCGGTGAACTTCGCGCATAAATCGCGGACGAAGTCCGTGCCATAGCACCTCGTCAAATCGTCCACGAAATTATGCCACTCGTTACTCACGAACCCCTTATCAGAGAAAACCCCCTAATCCATTTATCATAACATTTATTTAATTTGTGTTACGATCCTACGATTTTACTGCAACCAAGCGGATTGTAAGCCACGAGCCCGCAGATAGCATCCACATAGCCTCGTGGTCCGCCACCTAAATCGGGGTTCTCACTGAAGGCCGGTTGCCGGTTGTAACGCAGTTCCCAGAGGTCCCAGTTCATCAGGTAACCACGACCATTGCGGATAGGGCCGGCCGCACTGTCGTAAGCCAGCCATAGCGACAGGATCAACTTCACGCTGCCAAAATCGCCGCTCCAGAAGTCGACCGTATTGATAATCGCCTTGGAATCGGCGTCCTGATTGAACCGACGCAACGGCACAGTAGTCACTGCGGAAGGCACCCAGGCCGCAAACGAACTGAAGAGCGCTTTGAGCGCTACTCCGCAAATGAGGTCGAAGTCGCCTTGCTGACCGGTTTGCTGATACACGCTCTGACACAACGCGTTGATATCGGTTTCCAGCGTGGTCGCCGTCGTCTTGGTCAGGATCGAGGTGGCCGGCGTCAGATAACTGGCCGGGACCGGCAGATCCGTCTGCGCCGTGTTTTGCGTCCATTTGCCGACGCCACGCGTCAGATACGGTACCGTGCCGTTATCCGGCTGGGAATCCTGGTCAGAACAGAAGGTGGCCTCCATATTCCTCTTGAGCTCGATGATCGCATGGGAAATCGCCCGCTTCATTTCACCCTTTTTCCCAACTCCCGCGACGTCCGAGACGTTCTGAGCGATATCACTCACTGAGAATGGACGCCGGAACTTTTGTATACGGCCATGCAACTTTGCCCGGTTAGCCGCTTCGTTAATGTAGTCCGTGCTAAGCACGTCTACGCCATCGACGATGCCTCCGAGGGTAGCGTCTGCGTATGCGTCAGCTTGCCAATCGTAGATAGAATTTGCCGGTTCCGAGCCTTTCGGGACCATGCTAGTAAAAGGCAGTGATTTAGCGTCAACTATCGAAATGACATCACTGAAATCTTCTCGCTTACCAACCTGATTAATTTCTAACAGTCCAGCCATAAGACATAACTTCTTAGGTCTGCGTTAGGTAAGAGCTTATTTTTTCCGGGTGCCGGTTCCGATCAGGCTTTCACTGAAGACATCCAATGCGCTCCGGTCGGTAGCCATTCGGTCCAATAGCTCTTTCGACAACACAGACTTGGCCGGTACCCGCGCTGACGCGGAAGGAGAAGGAGCAGCAAGAGTAGGAGTCTTTTGGCCCGAGGCGCCATTGCGCGTTTGCGCCAGGCGTCCCATGCGGATTTTCTGACCAACTAACGCATCAGCTACGATCAGCCGGAAATCCGGAAACCTTGTCATTTCCGGGAACATCTGCACCCAGCTGTTGAGTGTCCGAGACAACTCGCTATCGGCCTTCCGATAGTCTGCGTAGTAAGCATCCGCCTGCCGGTCGAAATCAACACGAGCATCCAGATACTGTTTCCGCTGCGGAATCATCCGGGTCAGCAGATCATCCGAATGGGCCAGGAGATGTTTCACTTCCGCCCCGCTCAGCTCACGCAGTTCGCCGGTTTGCTCATTCACCACAACACTGCCGCCATCCAGATTCTGCAATGCCCAGGTCTTAGCCTG